TAGTTTTATCGCCTGTACCAAAAATACCTTCGAGTCTTTTCTCCATCTGCTTCTTCTCTGGGATATAGCTATACGGTCCCGGCCCTTCTCCTTCTTCGAAGCAAATAGGCGGATCACTTAGCAAGCAGATTCGATTAGAAGATTCTTCTCTTTTAAATCCACCAAAGCTGTCACCTGCGTATCTCATTACCAAAGTGATCACGTAAATCTCATTCTAAGAAGTATTAACATCCAAACCCCTTTGCAGTGCAGGCTTTAGTTCGTTTACTGGTGGATAATGTCTCAGCAAAGCTCTCGCCTCTCGACGTACCTCTCGAGGAATACGTGGCGTTTCTTTTGTATTAATTAAGCGCAGTAAAAAATCACGAGTGGCAACAACTGCGCTCACCTGCTGAGAAATAGAACTGATCCTTACGTCAGGTCTTCGGAGGATGGGTTGCATCAAGAGATTTGTATTTTTTCGCGGATACGTGCCAATCTTCAACTTGAGCATCCATCACAATTTTCCCTAAATGCAATCGATGCTGCTCAGCCAAACCTGTGAATGTATTTCTCAGTCCCAGAGGCACCTTGTCTGAGTCTCTCTCGTAGAGATTGAATAAATACTCCATGTAATCAGCACGGTTTTGATCCGTCTGACATTTATGGGATGTTTCAGCGCTAGATGTTTCAGTCAATCCTTGTACCCCTAACTATCAAGAAGGTAAACAAAATCAACCTTGAAATGTTGGCTTTTATGTTGTTAAAGCAGGCCAAGCTTTTATCTTGGCTGGATTAGCTTCGTATTGCTTAGGACTGAAAGGTTCGTACTGCTTTGGATCAAACGATTCGTATTGTTTGGGGTCAAATGATTCATATTGTTTTGGATCGAATGAATTCCCAGATCCATCCTTCTTTTCTTTAGTCGTATCAAATTTTTCTTTAGACGTATCGAAAATTTCTTTGGACGTGTCAAACTTTTCTACTAACGAATTAGTTGTTATCAAAGTGTATAAAGCATCAGTATCGCTGCAGTTTGTGATCTGAGTTTCCCTCTCGGCACAAATTGTTCTCACACTATCCCTGTATGTCGTGATATTCGCAGGGATCGCTGTTGATTTTTCTGCGTTTCGAATAACATACCAATCGTAAGGTGCAAGCAACGAGGCAGCCTGATTCTTTTGATCTTCTAAATACCCTTTTTTTAGGTCTGCAACCGCTTTAGGAATTAAATCACTCGTTCCTGGAGTAAATCCCCAATAAAATCTTTGGTCATAATATGGCTCGACAGGAGCCGCACTTATTCCTATAGCGGCTCTCTCTGCTGGTGTTGCTCCTCTTATCCAATTAGCTGGATAATTAATTTCATTTTTAGTAAACCCATTATCTGCAACAGGATTACCATCTAGTAGCCAAGCCATATTGACCAGCAATTACAAGTAATAGGCTAATTTTAGCGACCCTACAGAGTTAAAAGGCCCTAGATAAAGAGAATGGAACTTCAGCAATCGAGAAATACATGTATGTCGTTCCGCTGGTATTTAACTCACCTGTATTGTTTCTAATTTTAAATCCATTGGAAAGGAAATCTATTTCGTGGTTATTAGCAGGATCTACCTCTGAAGCATAACCATTGGCAATTAATTTTTTATTCATATAGTTATATGGTTTTCTTGTATTGTCGTACATCACCCAGTTTTCTCCTGCATCAGCTTTGACAATGAGAAACTGACTACGATGGCCAGTATATACAAATGTTCCATCAGCATTAGGCCAGCCAGTTTCTCCATTTCCGATATAGTGGCCACACTTTAAATATCCGTAAACATCGGCAAAACAATAAACCAAATAATTACCTGCGGCATTCATTAATGTCGCAACACTTGCGGTTGGAGCAGGAGTTCCTGTATCCCCTTTTGCTGAACTGGTATTTAACTGAAACCAATGAAATGAAGTCGAACTTGTTAAACCTACGACGTACCAATAGAAATCTTCAGCTACATCGTATCTTCTCTGTAATACGACCTTAGGTTGCACTCCTAACCCATGCTCAAATGTTTGATTAGTAGTGCCATCAGGCTTGACTACTTTAGATACAGAGAAACCCGCAGTAGTATTCTTCCATTGAGTTGTCGCGGTAATGTCTCCACCACCACCCGGAGTTGCTGCAGATGCCCCTAAGTCCCAGCACCACGCTATGTAGGTTTGACCATTGTCATTGGTATAAATATCGTTATAAGACCCATGTGTTCCAGCGGTTAAAGTAAAACCGTCACTAGTAAATGCTGATAAATATCCATATTCGTCTGCATCTTGAGCGTCCTGAGCGTAATTAGTATTTGCAGCTAAACTATTGGCGTTTCCAGCGCCACGAACTACATCATATATTTGATGATCTCTATCTTGGCTTCTTTCTTTAATCCATACTAAATCTGGTTGGAAGGATAATCCTCCAAGAGATCTAGGGGAAGCACCGTTGCCTGTATAAGAAATAACATCAAAATGCTTATCACCTCTTTTAATAGTTTGATCAAGAGTTGCAATATTTATGGTTGATATAGTTTTATAATCTGCAACTTTATGATCAAAGGGAAGTTGACCAAAATTAAATCCTGCTTTGAATGTTTTACTGCTTTGCGTATAAACGCTAATACTAGGAATTAAATCTTTAGATACTCCCGTCCACGCAGCTGTCCCAGAATTTTGAATCGTGCCGTTTTTCCAGAAATACAAAGAGCCATTATCGTATCCAACACCTATTACGTCCCCTGTTGTATACGAGTTTCCATAACTAGTTGAGCTGTTGGAATTAAATTTATTTCCACTAGACGCATAATATGCATATTCACCTCCTCCAACTCCCAAACCACTGGCAGCAATAGTCGTGAAAGGGTCTGCCCATCCAATTATGATGTCAGTATCTCCTACTTCCCTTTGAACTATTTTTACTTCATAATAAAACTTACCTGAACTACCTTTTGGGATAGCTACTGTTCCTCTGGTGACATGCCACGCCCCAGCGGACGAAGTGCTTTCGTGATATAAATTTCCTTCTTTAATGGTTTGAGAGCCAGAATTGTCTGCGGTATCTAAGGGATTTAAGGTGCAATAATTTGAAGGCACAGCGCCTCCTGTTCCATCGTCATCATCAGTGTCTCCATTAGTAGGACTATCAGTGACTGAATCTATTTGATAAGTAGAAAGAAAGCTCTTTGTATCAGTAAGAATCGTTCCATTTACCTCTATTGCATAGATGAATACAACACCATTTCCAGGTTGTGATTGACCTCTAATGCTGTTAATTGTTGTAGACGACCCATCAAGTAATGTCTGCCATTGTCCAGAACCTGAATAACTCATAGTGGCTTGAGATCCACCGTTATATCCAATTGGACCTGTCCCTGCGCACCAAACTCTTAACTTGGTGACTCCTGTTAATGCCGTATTAAAAGTAAGAACAGACCAAGTATTATTGTTGTAAGTTAAATTCGCTTTAGTTGTCGTACTTCCATCAAACGCATTTGCTAAATCTGACTGAGTAACCGTCGTTCCATCTTTTGTAACGGTATATCCCGTAGTCGTAAAATTAGATGTCCCTGGTTGAGCTATAAAGTTATTAACAGTCCAATTTTGCCGTGTAGGAGGAATAAAAGTATCAGTATATTTGGCCAATTTGTAGATTCTTAGGTCTTGGATATTTCCGTCATGTCTGGCATTAGCTTGCCATGATCCGTTATTCCTTAAACCTCCAATCATTAAGCCATTAGAGGCACCATCCGATAAATTTCTAGTAATACTAGTATTGCTACCAACAGCAATCCCATCCAACCATAGAGTAGTTTTATTACTGCCATCCCTGGTCACAGCAATATGATGCCAGGTTTTTGTCTTTATATCTGGTGTTGATACTATTAAAGATTGACCACTACTTTGACCATCGTAGGAATAGAACTGGAAATTATTACTACCGTCTGCGTGACAACTTAGATACCAATTACCGTTAGAACCTGATACATAATAATTTTTAGAACATATAGGACAATTAAATCCTTGATCAACATCGATATACCACCACATCTCTATGGTGAATGCACCGCTAAATCCATAATCAGCATGGGCCGAAGCTTCTATGTAATTTGTCCCAGGACTTGCCCATAGCATGCTGCTTCCATAAAACCTACTGTTGGCTGTACTAACAGCAACTGATCCAGTAACAGCTAATGGCTTTGCGGTACTTCCAGTATTTAATGTTGCATGAACATCCGTTCCCGCACCATTCATTAATACCGTGCCGTCAATTTCTACGGCCCAAAGTTGAACCCATTGAGACCCCGATCCAGAAAGTAAACTTAACTTAGTAAGGGTCCCACTAGTAGCTATTTCAGTCCAAGCATTATTAGTAGTGGAAACAGAAGAGTCATTTAATTCAAGCTGGCCAGATGTCCCTTGTTTTACAAAGACTTTTAAGCTAGATGAAATAGATATCGGAGTCGGAGGTGTCCAATGAATCTCTGCGGCGCCAGCATTTTGAACATATCCAGAGGAAGTAGTACCAGTAAAGGAACCTCCATCAGTCTGAGCGTATTCATTTCCAGCCGTTCCTCCCCAATAGGAAGAATAATTTGTCCCAAGGACATCTCCGGGAATTGCAAGTACAAGCCCTGCACCACCTGTTGTTCCAGCACTACTATCGCTTCTTAAATTGTTACCATCTTTCGTCTCTCCGTAAGTATCAGTCGTCGCCCTAATTGGTAACCCATTATTTGCATTTGCAATCTCCCCGCGTGGACCATAGTCGTAACCTAGCTTTGTAGTAGTGGCATTATCTTGGAACGTTATATGACAATTATTCCAACCAGTTCCCGTTGGATCATCCAGCCCATCCGTTAATACCTGACCGTTTACTTCTATAGCTGAGATATAAATGTAACTTGCATAAATCCAGATTGATTGAAACTCAGAAAAACTAGAACTTATATCAACCCAGTTAAAAGCACTATGACCCACTGCTAAACAAGCAGCTGTAACATCTGTACCATTGACCTTGATTCGATTTGACTGCCCAGCTTGATTACTAGATAAATAAACATGTATTCTTAATTTTGATACTCCAGTAATCTTTTTACTCGAACCTAAATCCCAATCAGCTGCAGAGGATGTTGAACTAGACGTTGCAGAATCGGTCCAGTCTCCACTATCTACATTTCCATCAAAAAGTTTACCAATTACACCGCCAGAAGACGCCCACCCTGTAACTGTGTCGGCATAAGTACTCCACGTTACTCCAGTATTAACTGTCGTAACAGCAGGAGTTGGCCAGTTGTCACTGTCGAAAGCGACGGGATTCCAGACCCCGGTATCTGCATCTATTTCTCCAAAGTCATCTAAAACATTATTTGTACTTGTTGCACAGTAACCATCAACGTAATGAAAATCTGCTAGTAATCCTGAATAATAATTACCACCCCAATTCGCATTCGAACCTAACCTATGTGTACCCCCAGTAATTTTAAAATTCATGTCCTGGGCGTAATCCGTATAACCGCTCGGTACTTCTGTCTCTGCTAATTTTCCATTGACGAAGACCTTTAAGACATTGCTACTCGTAGATTGACTATTATCCCCAACAATAACTACGTTGTACCAATTTGAATAATCTCTATAGACCGCTAAAGTTATTCTTCTTCTATCTGTCCCACCTACTACACTTTGAAAAGCTAATTTACCATCGCCAGACGCATAATTGTAAGTAACAAGAAAATAATTATTTCCATCTATATAATTACCAAACAATCTCGAAGTTTGCTGGCATGGTTTGAACCAAAAAGAGACTGTAAACTTACCATTATTAGAGGTAGTTGAGCCCTTCGTAAGATTAGATGAATCGCTGGATTCAAATTTCAGTGAACGAGCTATATCGTAGGTAGCATCAGTCACTGCTGAGCTTCCAATTGCTAAGGCATTAGCACCTCCAGGAATACTCATCTATCAGTCTCAGAATTGTTGAAATAGCCAATCATTTCGCAGGCAGATTCACTGTCCTAGTAATCAGTTTACCTAGCTTTCACTATTATCTTGCGCGGGCAAGACTAAATGGATTTGATGCGAACGCCGCCCAGATATGAGTACCTCCGCTGTTATTAACTGCCGAATGACTGCCTCTTATCTTGAATCCATTAGAAACGTAATCTCTTGCCCAGTTGGCGTTATTGCTATCTTCTGCATTCCATAAATCTGCAAAGACAACATCATTAATCACGTTCTCAGGTGATCTTGTTGTATCAAGTATGCCCCAATCAGCAGTACCCCCTTCCCACTTCCACAGGACCCAAGTCGGAGTAAAACCGCAGTAGCAGAATGGACCTTCAACATTTCCATTGCCGACTGCGCTGCCAAAACGACTAAATCCCATAACTTCACTAAAACAATAGGCCACATAATTCCCATTATTTGCATTACAAACCCCATCAGTTCCTAATGAAAAAACACTATTAGTTGGCTCAGTATCGTTGAACTTACTTGCATCGTCCCCAGAACCACCGTCAGTATTTAAATAGATATATCGTTCAGCACTTAAGGCTTGATGGTAAACAAGCCAATGATCATCAGCATCAAGCCTTTTAATCCATATCATTGAAGGTTTCTTGCCAAGTCCGTGAGGTACGGTTGCTCCATTAGAACCATTGCCCGTATATTTAAGAATCGATACACCACTAGCACTATTAAATGAGTAAGAAGAAGGCGTAATTGTCCCACCAGATATTCCTGATGTAGTACCAGTTTTCCATAAATGAGCCATATATGATTGACTATTTGCGTTCCAATAATTATTTCCTGCTCCAGCGCTTGAACCCTTGGTTGCTGTAAATCCGTCTGACGTAAATGCACTGATATATCCATATACAGCGGTATCGTCATCGGCACCTTCCGCTTTATCATTATTAGTAATTAAATCCTTATTAGCTGCAGTTCCTCTAACCGCGTCATAGAGCTGCCAGTACCTAGTATCATTTCTCTGTCTCCCAAGTATCATCCCAGGCTGAAAATCAAGACCTGTAATTGTACGAGTAGCATTGTTATCACCAATCCATACTGTCGTATCAAAATATTCAGTTCCCTTTTTAATAGTTTGATCTTTTGAAACTAATTGACTAGTACACAAGCATTTATGATTTGCAACTGGATGAGAAAAAGGTCTTTGGCCAAAGTTTACATTTCCACTAATATTTGCAGTACTCGTAGGATCTCCAACAACAGGTAAGTAGGTGCCTGCGGTAATCCCTGAATACATCTGTCCCATGGAAACACCATTTTTATACATGGTGATAGTTCCTGCATCTAAATCAAAAGCACAACCAATAACATCTCCCACGGCAGGTACAGATCCATAACTTGTTTCAGCTGAATCTGTTTGCTTGTATGGATTACCTCCTGCAACAATAAATGCATACGAGATCGCATCGCCTCCTGGTGGACGATCGAAATTATTTCCTGCGGAGATGCCTAGTCCAACTGTTGTTTCATTCGTGGTGTATTCGTAATACCACTTACCACTCGACACTCCTACTGTTCCAAAAACTCTGCCCGTAGTTCCACTAGAAGTTATCTTTAAATTGCCCTGAGATAAGGTTAAAATTGAACTCTTAGCCAGAGGATTTAATACACAATAATTAGAATTTATCTCGCCTCCATTCCCCTGATCTCCTGAACTTAATTTATTGGTAGGTGAATCTCTTAAGGAATCACTATCGGCTCCCAAATTAGGAGCAGTCGCCGAAGGAGGATTAAATGTTGAGTCATATTTTGCTACCGCTTTATACACTCTTACGTCAGTCATTAGACCATCGAAATAAAATCGACCACTATTTGAATTATCACGACCTACGGCTACATCTTCGCCTCCGCTAGAAATGGTCCGATTATGCCCTGTTGCGCTAGCGCTGATAAAACCATCAGTAAACAGGTATATGGTGCCACTTTTCCTTACTGCCGCTACATGATGCCAATTACCATCGCAAACCAGTGCCGTTGAAACAATCTGGTAAGAAGCAGGACTTCCACTTCCATTAGTGTCGGAATATTGGAATTTATGACCACCATTCATTAACATCCAATTCCAATGCCAATTACTAGCGTTGTTGAATTTACTAATAATGGACTGTTGATTAGTTGAACTACTTCTAACCCATGCTTCACAGGTAAAGTCACCAGATCCAAAATCAAAATCTGCATTATCAGTTGCATTTGAAGCCATATTCATGTAATCATTTGATCCATCGAACGATATTGCCGTTCCGTAAAATTTCGTATTAGAAGTCGTTGTTGTTACGCCATTATTCCCAAAGGTTTTGTTTCCACTCCCTGTATTCACGCTCGCATGAACATCACTTACCCCATCACCTAATGCATAAATAAGACCAGTTCCATTTGTTGTTCCAGCGGACGAATCACTTCTCTCTCCGGTTTCTTGAACCGTACCATAATCCCCAGAGGTGTTATAAAACGGCAACGCTCCTGTCGCTGTTGCAACCGTTGCAGCAACAGGGAAACTCCCTCCTGCTACTAGGTTGGTTACATTCCAATTTGTTCTCTCCGGTGGAAAGAAATTCGCAGTATATTTTGCTTGTGATTTATAGATTCTTATGTCATTTATATATCCTTTAAAACCCAAACTACCATTACTTCTTAAACCTATCCATACACCATCTACGCCATTAGCAGCGTCAGTAGCAGTCGTCTGTAGCGCCTCACCGTTTACATAAAAAGTAGTCGTACTTCCATTCCTAACTAATGCAACGTGATACCACTCGTTATCAGGAGTAAGAATCGAATGTGCACCACCCATCGCTTCAGTGCCACCAGCATAAAAATATAATTTTCTATTTGTACCTCTGCTAATAGACCAACCAGTCGTACCAGCTGTACCGTTTTCAATTAATATCTGTTGCGCACCTGTGTCATTAATGGAATAGAACCAACCTTCTACGCACCAATTTCCTCCGTGTAAATTGAAATCGGCACTTGAAGCGATATCGAGACGATCTGCACTTCCATCAAACTCTAAAGAAGTGCCATAGAACCGAGGTTCTTTAGTACTTACCTTAGGGCCGCTTTTAGGAACGACGTTATTTTTAGAGCTTCCAGTGTTAATCGAAGCATGGACATCTGCATCGTCGCCGCTTACAACAATGACATCATCTATCTCAATAGCCCATACAGCAGTGTTATAAGAACTAGATACAATTTTGAGCGTATTTAAAGCTCCACTATTTAAATGCTCAGTAGCAGTAACCCACCCAGCGGAGGATCCTGCTTCAATGTCTGCATCATTAACTAATATTTTTGCATTAGCCGCACTATCTCTACTGTCATATCTTCCGTAAATTCGCAACTTAGTAATACCGGTAAATTTAGAGCCTGTAAAAGTGAACGTACCTGTTTTATTGCTCGCTGCAGAAGCATAACTTCCACTAGTACTTCCATTAAAGGCTTCACCTGGATCTATTACAAGTCCATCTGCAAATGAGGCGTAATTTGTTAATACATCACCAGGAATTGCTAATACAAGACCTGCCCCATCCGTTGTACCTGCGCTACTGTCCGCTCTTAGACTACTGCCATCTTTAACCGCTCCCCATTCATCAGTCGTTGCTCGAATGGGTAAAGCACCGGTAGCATCTTCAATCTTTCCGTTAGGTCCGAAATCATACCCTAAGCGTGAATTAGTGGAATCATCTGAGAAATTTACCTTACAGTTATTCCATCCCTTCGGTGTATCTCCATAGCCAGATGTTGTCGTTGTTACTGTTACATTACTTGCATTAGATCCTGCGCATAAACATATCCAAGGTGACGTAACATTTACCGGACTACCACCGTCCGTGTCGTAATAAGATCCAGACTGAGTCCAGTTTTGGCCGTCATTAGAGAGCCAAATATACCTATCGGATGTATTAGTTTGTACGGCCCATGTAATTGAAGTTCCGTCAGGTGATTTATAGACATGCGCGGCGTTTGCCCCTTGACCACCTTGGTTAGCACTTTGAGGAGTGGTAAATGTGGAATACGAATGCCCCGTAGCGTCGTAACTTCTAGAAGTATTACTTGTATCGAAGCCATTATCGCTTGTATTTACACCATAAAGAAGCTCTGTTGACCTTGTCCTGTCAGGCCATTTACCACTGCCAAGCTCAGCAGGAGTCCACGCTCCAGTGTCTGCATCTATCGTGCCAAAATCATCAAGAATTCCATTAGTCTCAGTTGCCGTATAACCATCAACCCAGTAAATATCACTCAAATAACCATCCATATATCCCTGATTTGTCTTACCTATATACATGTCATAACCACTGTCATTCACATAAGACTGTGAATGCTGAGCTGGATAATCTGCTGTCGAAAAACTTGTTACTTTCTTTCCATTGATAAACAGCTTAACCCTGTTAGAAGCTGTGCCTTGGTCAGAATCGTATGCGATGCAGCAATGATAAAAAGCTGCGCCGTCCCGGTAGAGCGCATTGGTAATTATTCTCCAGTCATAAGAACTACCGTTATAACGTCCAGCTTGGAATGTGCCGTCCGTATTAAAACGCGCAAACTCCGATTTAGTCCCACTCTCGCTTGAGATAATCGAAGACTCATCAGGTATCTCACCTCTCTTAACCCAAAACGCCCAAGTCCAGTTTTTCTTCCCACCATCTTTAGAGGGATCTCTGGATAAATACGGAGTATCCCCCGAAGAGAATCGAAGGCTACGGGAAATTTGATACCCTTCATCAATTACCGCAACTTCGGTAAATAATGGATTTGCACTTCCAGGAATAGACACTATTTAATACCTATTCAGATAGATCAAGCCTTCAAATCTTTGTGGAGTACACAGGCGATGAATGAAGCCGAACGCACGTAATAGACCAAGATATCTACAGCACTTGCTGTTTGAGTTAATTGAACCGTAGACGTTCCTCCTGGGAAGAAGAATTTATTTCCCCATGAAATCTGTCGACCACCAGTGCCATCCTGAACGAATGTCACAACTCCACTTTGACCTGCGGTGAGGTTTGTCGGATTAGCGAAAGTCAACGCACCTGTTAATGCGCCAATCTCAAAATTATTGGAAGTATTTAAATCTAAAGTTACCGTTGAAGCGTAGTTAACAGAACTAACTGTTCCTCTTTGCCCCTTGCTCCAGTTTTGGTTGGCATCTGTTTTTGCCGTATCAGCGTCATAGGCCTGAACATCACTGCCAATAGAAAGGCCCAGAGAAGTGCGCAGAGTATTGCCAGTCTCAAGAACGAAATTAGAACCATTGCCAACAATGACTCCAGAATCAGTAACAGCCAGTCCAGCAATATCTGTCAACTTGGCGCTAGATGCTTGCCCACCGATGGAAGTTAAGGCAGTGGAACCTGTCTCTAGAACAAAATTTGAGCCATCGCCAACAATGAACCCGCCATCCGTAACAGCAAGGCCAGCTACATCAGTCAGCTTTGCACTAGATGCCTGAGCCCCGAGTGAAGTTCTTGCAGTTGCACCGCTCTCGGCAACAAAAGTCGTACCGTTCGCAACAATAATATTGCCGTCCGTAACACCTAAACCAGCTATCGCCGTTAATTTTGCATTGTTCGCCTGGAGTGACTGACCAACCTCGTTCTGCACATAGGCCGTCGTCGCAATTTGTGTCGTATCAGTTCCTACTGCAGCAGTCGGAGCCGCTGGTGTTCCCGTGAAAGTTGGACTGGCCTTAGGAGCCAGGTTGTCTACTGCAACTGTTTGGGTCGCGGTCGTTATATTGTCGACCTTTACTGTTCCGTATGCCATTAGTTATTAGAAGGGATAAAGGACCCATTCAGAATTGTTTGGGACAGTAACTGTGCATCCACTGTTGATAGTTACATCGCCAATAGAAAGACCATTACTACCTGAAGTTACAGAAAGGTTTGCTGTAACAATTACCTTGGCTGATTCTAAGATAGGCGCCGAGGCAGAACTTGTTACTTCGGCCCAACTTGAGCCGTCGTAAATTTTCAGCGAACTGTTGCCAGTGTCATACCAAAGGTCACCATCTACAGGAGACCCTGGAGCCGAACCGGCCCTAACTACGTTCCCTGAATTATGTATACGATCAGAAGATGCAATCTCTTGAGGACTGCCACTGACATAAACAACTGGATACTTCTTTGCCATTAGGTCAACAAGACAGGAGTAGCTAGATGTACATCTAAGGAAGATGCAGTCATTGCTTGACCAACTGCAACCACATACGATCCTGAACTACTAGGAGCAGTTGTTGTAAGTGCTCCAGCAGTTCCAAGAAATTGTTCATTACTTGCAGTTAATCCACTTAATCCTGTTAAAGATCCTCTGATAATTATCGTTGCTGTTTCACCTGTACTTTTAGCTTCTTTAACTAATCCAAAGACACTTGCAATTGCACGAGTACTATTATTTGCTGCCTTATAAACCTTCCCATCTGTATGTAAATAAACAGCATTTCCTAGCGCTAACCCCTCTCCAGCTGTGACTTCTATCTCTACTGTTCCTGCAGAACCTCCTCCACTTCCTCCTATTGCTGTTTTGAGATCTAATAACGCTTTAATTACACCAGCAGTATTACTTGGATACGACACTACAGTTCCTCCTGCTGCGACAATGCATGCCGTAATGGCAGCGATAATGCCAGAGGTATTCTCTGCATATCGTGGCTGATATAACGGTGTTAATGATGGATTTAGAGGCTCAGTTGCCACGGGGTTTCATATCGCCTCCTGTTGCACATTCTACTGATGTCTTAAGGCACTATTACTGGCGCGGTTGCAGATCCTTCTTCGACAACTTCAATAAATGGATATTCAGTACCTCCGACATTTACCGTATCCTCGAATTCATTTGTTGTGCTATTAAATATTTTTATTTGCTGCGTTCCTCTTTTACACCACCAATCATTTTGTCGACACCAACTAGCTAAAGGTTCTGTTGCATCATTCCATAACATTGGCCTCCCATCTGATCGAATATTGTCACGAACGTCCGATCCTGGGAATAAAGTAAGACCTACAACTTCAGCTAAAGATAATGCATATCTGTCGTAATTAATTCGATGTCTTGCATGATATTCACGATATACATTGTTATCGAATTCTCTCTCTAATGAATCAGAAAAAATAACGGCATCGTTTGCATCCGTAACCGGGTAATCGTTCGGCTCGTACCAAGGAATTCCGCACTCCCATCTCATGGCATGAATATGCTTGCATTCCCTTCGTTGATCTATTCGATTCGGAAGTGTTCGCCATTGCCTGTAATAACCAGCGCCTTGTTTCTCCCAAGGAGCATTCACCGTTCTGCTGGCGTTAGGTAATGGAAAAGCGTCCATACCAGCTGATTCTTTTGGAAACTCCAGGTTGGCTAAAGCACCTCCTAAATGATCAGGGCAGCAGCAAAATAATTTAAACGCTGAGCACAAATGTCGACCATTAGTCGTGCTCCAATAGGTAGGCGCTGCTGGGTCGTAAGGGAGAGCTTTCCAATAAATACGACCGTTCTTTTCAATTCGCCCTTGTGGTTTCGATAAATCAAACACCAAGGTCATTGAACTCACATTGACCGCTATCAGTGTGAGCGCGACACTACCTACCGGTTTCTTGACTAAATCATCTGGATAGGTCGTACCTGTAGCTGTATCTTCAAATTGATCTCCAATAAAAACAGACCAAATCTGCAATTGAGACGACGTCAAAATACCATTAACGTCATACGTCAACGTGTGATTAGCAGGATCTGCACTACTTGTATTCAGAGTGATATCGCTTGACTGAATAGCAGAGGGCAAGATAATGCTGCCTCTTGTCCTCATGCCGACATACCACGTTCTCTCTGGGCTGGACTCACTTGGGAACATCGCAACGATGTCCTTTGAGACACCTGTTACCGCAGGAGATGGAAAGCGTGAATTGCTATAGATATAAACGTCATCCCAACTTCTCCCATAGCCGTAGTAATACGATTGACCTAAACGCCAACGCTTGTAATCCGACTCCCTGTTATAAGCCTCCAGGACAGTCGGAAAATTAATCGTTCCATATTCGCCTAAACCTTCCCCTTTTCTGGGGTAAATACCATGAGCTCGAACAGGCGGCAGCTTTGTAAGCGAACCTAAGCCGAAACCTCGATCCAACTTAGAGCCCAGCCTTTTAGCCATTAAGCAAAGCGACCGCCGTAATAACCAGCTACTGTTCCTGCAATTTGATTTGCTAACTGCTGCCCAGGTGGCCTTCCTTGACGAGCCCTAGCTCTAGCTCTAGCTCTTTGGAACATCTCGACAATCGGGCCTTTACGGTTGAGAACACTATCTGAGGCATCAACGTTCCTTTGAATATTGACGACACCATCTCTTCCTTGAGGAGCGCTATAAGCTGTAGCTCCTGCAGCCAAGCCGATACCACCAGGCCTGCCTTGATCTCCAGCAACTGTGCCACCAGACCTAAGGCCTTCAAGTTGAGAGCGAACAGCTTCCTCGCGATAACCTTCGGCTTCAGATTTAGCGATATCGGCATCAGTGGATGCTTCACCAAACTTCGCTTCCCAATCTTGAGCCTGCTGCCTCCAATCTCCACTGTCTGCTAAGGCCACGTTGTATTTATCTTCTAATGCTTGGAAATTTCTTTTGTATTCATCAAGCAATGTTTTATAAGGATTAGATCCTGACTCCCAGTCTGTTGCTACTGGCTGCGGGGGTTGAGATGGTGATCCACCACCACCACCACCACCTACTTGAGATGCTGGTCGACTTTGAAACTGAGCTTTCGTCGCATCAACCGTGCCAGAGACGATCTCATCGTAAAGACCACCTCCACCTGCAACATTACCTCCTCTGAGAACGTTCGGATTGGCGTCTAGATACTGCTTAATTTCTTGATCGCTAACACCTTGCTCTCGATGACGAACATAGTCGGCATGGCCAAAATGATCGAGACCAGCACCATACCCAGTGCTTAAAGTACTAGACATTAGAAGAAGCCACCTTGGGCGAATACGTGAACACGAGTTGCAGCACTAGGAGCACTTAAAGCTGCGTGAACTCCTACATAAAGAGTTGCTCCAGAAGGTACATATAAGCCTGTATTCTTCTTATCCAGTTCAGTTGGATAAGTCGCCATAGTTGCAGCAGGGCTTGCAAGATTAGGGACTGGAACTGTTAATGGAGGAAGAGGAATATTGGTTCTATCCCCTACAGCAGTTGATGCGATTGTTGCACTGGCAACACACGCAGTATTGGTTGCTGTGATAGATGTGCTAGTTGTCGCAACGCTGAGAAAGACTAACACTCGACTAGCTGTAGTACTAGCCTCGTTAGCGATAATCGAAAGACTATCTACTACTGCGCCATCATTAGCAGAACAATCAACAATCAAGCTACAGCCTGGACCTGAGACCGTATTATTGTTAGTCGCTGTCGTTAAACAAGCGGTACCACCGATGGTTGCGTAGGAATGCAATGGCCGGTCAACCAGCAATGGCATCTTATTGGAACTACTGGTTGCCAAGTCGCCTCCTCATCTTTATCAATGTTACTGAGTTTAGTGTTGTTAATTAATAGTTTTATCCAGAAAATCTGGATACATTCCTTTGAGGGCCAGAACCAAACCGACTAAGCCCTGTATTCATTCCTTTAGGTTCCGACTTAGGAGCTTTACCCCAACCAATATGGGGCTGCCTATCAAAACCTGATTTAGGTTTCAACGGTTCAGCTTTGTCTCCCCATTGATCAGGCTTAACCATGGCGGGGGATTCTGCTTTAGCTATTTGTTCAGCATCGCCGTAAGGATTTTTCCTAACGACGACATCGTTATCCGGTTTAAAAGAATGGAAGTTCTCTGGATTATTAGGTATTCCACCCTTCTTACTAGTGAAATACTTTTCAGCGTCGCGATGTGATTCTTGGTTTAAATACCACTCATTCAACCTTGCTTGACGCTTTGGACCTTCTTTGTGTTTAAGGAAATCCGGTTTCTTTGTCATACCGCTGTACCTCCAGTTCCGGCAATTTTGATGCGATTTTTCCATTCACGAGCAAACTCACTCGCTGGATTAATCACGTTGCCAGGAGCATCTTGATTAGGAACCTCGACACCAGTCTCGCCACCAATAGCACTGGCTGGCTGCATATTGCCACCAACCTCACCGCCCGTTGCCAGGTCTTGAGCAGGAATTGCTTCTTGAAGTGGCATGGCAGCAGCCAATCGGTTGTCGTCAGGAGAGACCGGACGTGTCGCGACTCCCAACTCAGCTCCTGGTTCTTCGTTGCTAAGTAAAGCCCTTAGTTTGACTTGTAGTTCTTCGTCAGTCATAAGAAGTTCTTGAAATCACACCCCCCTTAAAGTTAAAGGGAGTGGTGGACCATCGAATTCTCCACTCATACGCCTGTCAAAGTTAGAGGTATCAGGTCCTCCTCTAGTTTCAAAAGAATTCAACGTCCATCTCTCAGGTACGACTACAGGCTCTTCTGATGTGTATTTTTTAATTTCACTTAAGACCTGATTAAGCCTTTCCCCTGCGCTCTCACTTGGTACGAACGGATTAACCTCTATAACTTCTTCCTGCGCTGGAAGGGGTTCAGGTCTTTCGTAACGCCTAAACCTCATCGCAGATGATGAAGTCCCTGGTCGTAAAGGAACCCATTCCCCTTTTGGTGTTCTCAAAGTCCCGTGTATAGGCTTTTGCAATCGATAATCTTGATCTCCATATGGCTCAACGCCTTCTTCTTGGGCAAGTACTCCTGCTACATCGGAATACCATTCACCTTCTGTATTGCCATAAGCATCAGCTCTGTCTCTGGGATCTACAGAATTAAGAATTTCAAGTGCATCTCCAAAATTCCCAGGATCTGGCGCCTCAGCTTTGTTTTTATTAATGACATCATCAGGCAGTGCATCAAGCATTGCCTCAAATTCTTCTTGAGACATTGGACCCACACCAGCATTACCTGCTGCTTCCACTAAGGCTTCGTCTCGTGCTCTATTTGGAGGAGTAACGATTGGCACCCATCCTTCAGGAGCCTTCTCCCCAAACAAGAATCTATCTAGAGCGTTCGGAACATAACCCTCCGCGTAAGGATGATATGACTGCTTCGCAGGCAATCCATAGCCCTCATCTGTCCACATAGAATTTACCTCCAATTCATAGAACCGACTGCCTGGGAAACACGGGTTCCTACGGCTGTATCTGCTGGACCTTTGATCGACATAATGAAGTCGGATCCTGCCCGGTCAAAGGCATAGCGCCTCACTTCATCGCGGCGATAATTCGCTACGTACAAAGTTTCAGCTA